GGCACTTATCGGTTTCATAGTTCCTATCGCAAAACACCATGTGAGTATGTACCTATGATTGAGTCCAGGGATAACGATAATGAGTTTTACCTTGAGGCTGATTTTTCTTCAAATGACAAGTTTCAATGCAGTGACGTACAGTTGCTTGAGGTGTCCATGATGCGTGTTTTGGGCTGTCCTGAATGGTTTATCAGATTACATCTGAAAAGCAATTCTTTCACAGTTCGCAGTTCAAAACATGGCATTAAAGCTGACCTTAAGTACCAATTACCAACGGGTGCTACGGATACGACATTTCGTAACACTTTTTGGAACGCTTGCATTTTGTATTCTTTTTTGATGAGGGTTAAACCAGTTTCTTGTGACGCTTTGCTTTTGGGTGATGACATGCTAGCACGGCTCACGGGTAAGGTTAGGTATGCACAGAAAATTTATACTTCCATTGCGTCCGATGCACAAATGGAAGCAAAAGTCATACGCCATAACAACCTGTGGACCGCCACTTTTCTGAGTCGTTTTTTTGTTCCTTCTATTAGTAAGCACCTCACGGTCCCCATTTTGGGTAAAGCTCTTGGAAGGTTTAACATGAGAGCGAACAGAAATCAAGCTGTTAGCGACGATTTGTACATGGCTTGCAAATCTGTCGGTTACGCTTATGAGTTTCGTTATTTGCCTACCATTCGCGACATTTTTCTTGAAAGGTTTAAACACCATTTTCCCCTTGCAATTGCCAAGAATCTCAAAGGGGATTATGACGTTGAAGTTTCCTGGAATGCTAAAGCTGCCGGAGTTACACTCCGCAATATCACTAAGAAGATCGTTGTCGATACGGTTATCAGTGATTGTGATTTTAACGCTTTTTGCATTGAAAGGTATTCTTTAATGGCTTCTGATGTTTATGATCTTTTTAAAGATGTTGTACTTAATACTAGTTGCATAGATATTGATGGAATTGTGGTTCAGAAATTGGCTAAGGACTTTTTGAATTAGCTGGTTGTCACGTTACCTGGATGAGTAGTTTGGCAATCGCGTCTTTGGACCGTAATCCACCAATAGCTGTCATGGCAAAAAAAAAAAAAAAAACACGCG